ATGGCGGATGGCGTGCACGTCGGTGAGAACTCGCCGGAACAAATCGCTTTCAAGCTTATGCAAGCTATTGCTACTGCGGAGGGGATGAATCTGTTGCAACAGAATGCTTCAAATCGCGCTTGGATTTTGAAGACTTATGCCCAATGCCTGGAAACAGTGAGGGCGCCTCATTTGGTCGCGGATGCCTTGGCGCATCCGAGCTTCAAAATCTAAACTTTAGGATCTTAACTGTCAGCCGGTCGTAATTAACTGTCCTTTCTTCTTGCGACTGTATTCAGTGGAATTGAGCCGGGTTTGATTCGATGGCCAAACAACCGATTTACACGCCGAAGCAGATTGCGAACTGGTTTCTTGGCGGCATAGACCGCGAGGCCGGGGACTCGATCACGCCGCTAAAACTTCAGAAGCTGCTTTACTATGCTCAGGCCTGGGCGCTTGTAGAGTTGAAGCGTCCGCTATTCGAAGAAGACTTCCAAGCCTGGGCCCACGGGCCGGTGCTGGAAAGCATCTTCAACGACTTCCGAAAGTATCGCTGGGATGCAATTCCCGCCCCCGAAAGCGTGCCGGAACTCGACGCCGAGACGTTCGCTCATCTCGGATCCATCCTGCAAGTCTATGGTGATTTTTCCGCCAAGAAGCTTGAGGCGATGACACATAAGGAAGATCCCTGGAAAGATGCGCGCGCTGGCTTGAAACCAGAGGAGCGGTCTAACGCCAAGATCTCCAAGGACAGTATGCGAGAATACTATTCTGCGCTGGCCGATACCGTGGAAGATGAAGAGTAAAAAGCTTCAAAAGATAGCTGCGAAGCAGGCGCGTGACGTTTCGCCTGAGATTAATGCCACTTTTCTTGAGGCTGCCTTGCTTGGACTGACGGACAAGCAGGATGACGAGCGTCCCTACGTAAATCTCCGCTACTACTGGCCAGACCACGAATGCTTTTCGAGCTGGGGTGCTGAAAAGTTAAAGGCCTTCAGCTCGTTTTGCCGCAAGCTTTCGCAGGTCAAGTGGCAAGACATCTATCGAACCGCCGGCGCGCCCGGTAACAAAACTGGGTTCGGATACACGCCGCACAAAGACATTAAGGTTCTACCTAAGAACCCGGATATCGAGAAATTTAGTCCCGATCTAACCTGGTTCGAGCTCCGTGTTGATCAGGAATCACGCGTGCATGGCTTCCGGGCAAAGGACGCGTTCTTTCTGGTGTTCTTGGATGGAGACCATCAGATCTATAGGGATTAAGACTGCGCCGCTTCATCACGGTGCAGCTCTAACTTTCTGATGGCATTCGCTGCTAACACGCCTCGACGGGCGAGGTAGCTGTCGATAACGCGCTGCGCCTTGTCTACGGTCCAGGTCAGGGCCTCCGCGATCTCTGGAGCCGTAGCACCCACCTCAGCCAGCAACGTGGCGGCCGTGCCTCGGTTATCGTGGAAGTTGAGATCACCAGCGCCGACCGCGTCGGCGTCCTCGCGCCAATGATCGTTGAAGTAGCGCTTGGTATAGGCCCGTCCGGTAGGCGTCAGCATGACTAGCGCGCCGGTGCGGGGCAGGGCGTCCAGGTGCGCCTTCAACTCCCGCGTGGCGGGGATCCAAAGCATCTTGCTGGTCTTGCTTGATCGGATCTGCACGCGCTGTCCGTCGTAGCGCGTCCAGGCGAACCTGCGCACGTCGCTCGCGCGCATGGCGGTGTTCCGGACCAGGATCATGGCCGTTGCCATGGCGGGCCGTGCAGCCTTTATGAACTGCTGCTGTAGCTCTTCCGACCACGTCTTATCGGCCCGGTCGCTCTTGTAGAGCCGGTGGAAGGTCGGGATAGGGTGGTGCTTGATGCGGCGCTGCTCCTTCGCGAACGAGAGCACACGGCATAGCGCCGACATGAGATTGTCGGCCGATCGGCGCGAGTTCTTGCCCAGCTCTTGATGCCAGGCGAGGGCGTCCGCCGCGAAGGCGTCGGCGTCGTCGGCATTGTTGAACGTATCCTCAGGGACCGTCCCCCATTGCTGTTCAATACGCTTGAGCTTCCAGGGATACTGCTTGCGCGATTCTTCGCTCAGCGCGGCGAACGTGCTGGACGTGTCGAACAGGCGGATGAGGTCGGTGAGTGTCTTTTCGCTCTTTCGGCGCGATCGCTTCTCAGCCTCAGCATAGGTCTCAGCGAGCCGATCCGGGTCAAGGCGAATGCCGGTTGCGCGGTGGTAGAGATAGACCTTCACCGTGCCATCCGCCTGACGCTTGGGAACGCGGTTGATGCCCTTGAGCTTAAGCGGCTTGGGTCTTACGCGCATTCTCAGCCTTCCACCGCTGGTATGGGGTCATTTCCGGGGCAGATTCTGTCACAAGGCCCGACGCCCGGTCTAGGGCAGAGTCAAGGGCTTTGAGGTCCCAGCGGTTGGTCCCAGGCAATGCCCTGGGGATAAGTCCCTTTTGAACCCAGCGATCAAACGCGGTCAGGGTCTTGCAGCCGCAGTAGTCGGCCGCCTCCTGTTTTGTAAGAATGCGTTTGATCGCGTGCACTTCGCAAATCCCAATCACCTCGAACAAGGTTGCATATAGCGGTGGGATCGAGATCTTCGCGGGAAAAAGTTGAGAGCGAGTTGGTTTTTGCCGGACGGCCGTCTGGCAACGACCTTGCCAGCCCATTCTACTTAATATCCACGCGCAATCCGCATCTTGCTCGCTATAGTTGATGCATTGAAGCGAGAAGCGGGGCTGTTAAGCATGAAAACGATTGTCTTGGGCGTTCTCCTGGCGCTGGGATTCGGCGTCTATTATTACTCCGACACGGTCTTTAACTACGGTCGAGCGGACGAAGAGTGTATCAAGTTCGCGGAAAAAGCCGACATCAAGATCGCATTGATCCCTGATCCATCTGATACCAAGGTCTTCGTCGCCAAGAAGTGGATCAAGGGCAGCAACGTGGTCGTCGAGCTCGGCCAAAAGGCTGGCGGCGAAAAGAAGGGCTACTACCAGTCGCGCCTGTGCGTTATCGGCGGTGGGCAAATCCAGATCCCCAGCATGTTTGAACAGTGGCAGTATCGCTAGAGCGATAAGTTCCACCCGCAATCCTACCTGCGCTCGCTACATTGTTATTATCGGCGAGACGTCGCGGCCGTTGGCTAGCTCGGGAACGTGTGAATCATTCGCGGTCATGCCGCATGCCGACCAACTCGGACGTGCAAAAGGGCGCGGTGTGATCCGCGCCCTATTTCGATGGCGGCTATGGACGCCGAGTTAGGCGGCGATCTCGCCGAGACCAGTCGTTGCGCGCGCTGCTAGACCCGCAGATGCGAGGTCGGCCAGGATCTCAAACATCTGCTCGTCCGACAGCCGGATAGATCGCTCAGCTTTCTCTGAAACTATCTCATCGCCAACAGCCGAAGTGCGGATGAACTCGACGGTCAGCATGTAGCCGCTACTGGCGTGCCGGACCCTGACATTATACGCCTTTGTATCGTCGTCTGAGGTATCCCAAAAAAACAGCCGCGCCGTCGATCGTTTCTGCAGGCCGCGCGTTCTCTTGACGAAGCGAACAACGTCGTCAGGTTCGACAACCATGCTGCATGCTTGGCCCCATACCTTCAGGCCGATCGACACAGCTCTCTCATACTCCCATCCCTCGGGTGCATCGACGATCGTCACCGTTGGAAGTTCATTGGTAGGCATATTCATCGCTCTCCATGTCATCAGTCGAAATGGGTCCTCTAGGACGAAACCAGCCGGCGGATGGCGCCGGCTGGTAACGACATGGAGGAGCGAACGGCCCTGACTGTGAGTGCCGTAGCGATCAGCCTATAGTCAGCGCGATATGGGCATTCGCAACGAGCTTTTGCATGGGAGTCATGCAACTTCGCTGCTCGTCGGGTAGATGCCCCAGTCGCAGAGCGCGACCTGAACTTGGTTCTCGACCCAGCTCCGGCCCATCACGGCGTAGCGGTCGGTGCCCGCCTGCATGTCGGTGAGGGTCTTCACGAGCTTGAAGTAGCGGCGGTCGGAGATCGTCATCGGTCAGCCCCGTGTTGGTGATGCGCGGGAATCGAGATGCGCGATTTGTGCCTCGCCGGCAAGGTGACCGAGCACGAGTGTAAGCCACTACTGACATGCCGAACTGCACAGAAATCACCGTGTCAAGAGACCGGAATTTCTTTGTGTGTCAGCGAATGCTTACCCCGGGTATCCTAGAGGCGGGAGCGGACTCGCCGACCGCTCTCGCCTCAAGTTAGGCGATTTAGGCTCGACTTAGCGCCATAACGCTTGCCGAAGCTGGCGTGAATGGGTCGCCGTCTGCGTTCCGCGGGTAGGCCCGATACATTGCCCAGCCATTGACGTGCGGGGTCTTCGTTATCTTGAACCTGAAGAATTTGCCGGCGATCGTGGTGGCAGGTCTGAACTCAAACAAGTCTCTCGCAAATTCGGGAAAGACCGTCGGGCCAGTGGCCAATCCCACAAGGCGGCTTTGCGCCTTTCCAAGTGAACGCCATGTCGCGCCTGTATCGAGGCTATCGCCGGCAAACCCTTCCATTTCGACCACGCCGTTGGCGTGCTGAATCACAACAACATCCTTCACTGCTGTTGATGCGGTGAATTCGTAAGTAATGACCGCCCGGTCGTCATTAGGGATGTGGTCTTCAGTGTAAACATGATCATGCAAACTGAATGGCATTGCGGTCCATACAAACCGCTCCGGTTCGACGAGATACCCAATCCCAATGCGGTTTGGATCCGTGATGGGGAAGTCTTCCTCCCACGTGTGTTGATTCAGCGGATAGCAAGTGGCGTCGCAAGAACCTTCTGGTATCCTGATGCTTCTAATATGAACTGCCATTGCAATACTCCCATTCGATTGGTGAGATACAATAGTCACAACCGAAGAGCGTAGTTGCTGCCTGCGGCGGCGACAATCTCTAATTTAGGGCCGATCGACGCGTATGATCCGCCGCACCTCGCTGTAGGTCCATTGCGCGTCCCGTTGCAGCGGCCGGGTAACGGTGAAGGCGGGGCCAATCTTAGCCGACACCCGCCGGAGGTTTCGCGTGGCATAGGTCGCCCAGCCGTCGTCGCGTAGCGGAACGATCTTTATCTGGAATTGCCGGCCCTTTTCCGGTGCCGCACCCCAGGCCCGGCGCATAACGTCCTTCAAAAGCTCGTTCTCGACTACGGCACCGAAGGCCCCGTGAATGTGCAGTCGGCCATCCCAATCGCGATCGATGCAGAACCAGTAAGGCAGCCGAACGCCAGCCCGGGCGAGTTGCTTGTCAAAGGATCTCTTGAGGGAGTCCAGGAAGCCCCGTGGATGAGTCAGGGCCTTCTCTCGCGCCTTGGTCGTCAAGTTGAAGGTGAACGCATAGGCGGGCTTGTCTGCGATCTGGAGGGCCGCTGTCGCGGCCACGGCTTTGACTACGTCACCGGTAAGAGCCCAGACGGGTATATTGTCGTTAGAGGCGCTGGGGGTGTCTGTCGGTGTTGCAGAGGTAGGAATAGAGATGGGATTAGAGGGTGTGGAGTGTGCAACTGAAGTCTCACCAGACAGCATGTGAGCCGGAACGCGAAAAGCCCGCATCTTCTCGATGGTTTTCTTGTCTTTGAGGGGTGACTGCCGGACGCGCGCGGGAACTATTTTCGACCGCTTTCTAGGGCGGTTATCCTGCGAAACCGCGTTCGATGCGCTATATCGTTCTTGCTCGGACGTTCTCTTAAGCAACGGCACGTTCGGGTCTCCTTAGAAGGCCACCGTCTCGCCGGGCGGTGGCTTTCGCATTTGGGGTTCAATATCGGCCTATAGCGTCCGCGATCAGAGTTGCGGGCAGTTTATCGTCGGAGGATGCCGCCCGGCCGTGTCGCGGTCCTCAGCTCGGCAGCAATCATGGTCCGGATATGGTGCTGTGCAGTCTGGGCAATGGTCTCGCCCATGCGCTGATGATCCTGATCCGATTGCCCAGGCGTGCCCTGCACGGTGACAGCAATCTGGGGCGCGATAACTTGGCCGGCGGCGATCATGGGAGCAACCTGCGAGCCGGTGCCGACCAGTCCGCCGTCCGCAAACCTGGGAATCCGGTCGGCGTTGATCGCCTCAAGCACGGCGCGGTGCTTCGTCACGGCGGACGCGCGCACCACGAATTCCCCATTACTGAGGCGCGCCGGAATGCTGTCCGAGGTCCCCGTTCCTGGTCCCGCGATGTAGCCGCCGTCCGCCTTGGCCGCCGGCGCGGTGCCGCCAACCAGGCCGCCGTCGCTGAAACCGAACGTGCCGCTCAGCGAGCGCATGATCGGCTGCACGATTAGCATTTTGATCATGGCCTCTTCCAGGGCGCGCACGACGGCCTTGGACATATCGGCAAAGCCGGCCGATACGCTCTTTGTGCCGTCCAGGATGTCCGCGAGGCCGGAAGTAAGGCTGCTGCTCATGGTGCTGCTGATCGACCGCATAGCCTCATTGGTCCGCATGGCCGACGCCTCAACCGAGTTCAGGGCCGTTCCGACGTCGGGATAGAGGCCCTTCAACTGTTCGGCGATCTGCACGTCCTGGGGATCTAGCAGCGAGGTTTGCCGGCCCCGACGGATCGACTGGGCCACGGTGGCCTTTTCGATGGCCTCGGTGGCCCTGCCATAGGCCTCGGTGACCTCCTGGATGCGCTGGCGCTGTTCGGCCGTCACGACGCCTTCGCCCTTGCCAGCGGCCGCGTTGGCTTGCATGGCGACGACCTGGAGCTGGGCCGCGATCTTGTTTTTCTCGCGTGCGGCGGTCGAGAGGTCGAGGCCGGCGGCTTCCGCCTGCAATGCAGCCGTTCGCCTCTCAATGCTGTCGGCGGCCGTGTCGAGCTTGTCCACGCTGCTGCCGGTGCTGATCTTGGTCGGTGCCGGGCCGGTGCCGCGCGACTGGCTCGATGCAGCTGGGCCATACTGGTCCTGCCCCGTCGTCAGTGCCGCGATCTCCTTTTGCAGGCGGTCGCGGTGGGCCTCTAGATCGGCACGGGTGCCCCCGTAGACCTGCCCGATACCGGGTATCCAGAGCGGCGGAAGCTCCACGCTGCCAAAGAGACCGCTGCCGGTCCCATTGAGGCGAGCGTTCACCTGGTCGAATGCGTCTCGTTTCGCCTCAAGATCAGTCGCGCTGGCAGGCATGCCGGGGATGCGCGGGAGCTTGTTCGAAAGCTCAATCGCCTTGGCGATGTAGCCGATCACGTCGGCCCAGGCGCCCTTGATGTCCATCATGACGGACGCCAGATCGTCCCAGCTAGGCTTGAGCGCCTGAGACAGCCTTTCGTGCGCAATTTTGAGCTGGTCGTCGACTTCCTTCGCTCGCTCCACCAGGACGTTGCTAAAAATGCCGTCTGAGTTGGCGCTAGCCTCCCTGATCGTCTGCAAAATGCTTTCGGCGTTGGTCTTGCCCTGTCGCATGCGATCAACGATGGCCGCGCCGAACATGCGCTCGCCAAGGTCCAGGCTCGCGGCGTGCTGGCCGATCTGGTCGAGCTGGATCATGGCCGCGAGAACGGCCTTGATCTTGTCCTCTTGGGTCTTGGCATCCCGGAACAGGACCAGGCCCTGAAGCTGCTGGCCGGCATCCTTCGCCAGCGTCGCATTCAGGACGCGCAACGCCTTCTCGACGTCGTTGATCTTCTCTTCGCCGACGCTCCACTCGCTGATGTCGATCGGTGACTTGTCCTTGGTCGCCTGGAAGGCGTGGTCGAGAGCGGATTCGAGTTCGCCGGCCTCGACCTTGAGCTTCCGGGCCTCGCTGGTGAATGCCTGGAGGAACGCGGGCGATACGCCAAGGTTCTGGGCCTTGTCCGCGATATCGACCATTTGCTGCATCTGTTCGCGGGCGCCGCTGATCGCGGCCGTCATGAGCTTGTATGCGCCGACCGCGAGCGCGACCTTGCCAGCCAGTTCAACGGCGCTGCGTGCCAAGGTCGCAAAGATCGCGTCCTTGGCGAGGTCCTTGTTCATATCGAGAAACTGCTTGGCGATCTGGCGCGTAGCGGTGCCGGTCAGCGACGACGTTTGCCGGAGTTGCTCCTTCAACTGGTCGAGGTTGACCGAGATGGGAATGCGGAGACTAGGCGTCGGCATTGTCTGCCCCCACCAAAAGCGCGGCCAAAACGCCGCTGGCAATGATAACGTTGGGGCCGAGCGGCTTCCCGCGAACATGGGCGTCAAGCAACGCCTCAACGTCGCGTTCCGGAACGCCTCCACCTAGCAAACCGAGTTCAATCGCGCGCTCAACGTCGTCGGCGGTATAGCTTCCGGCTTCAAACCGGGCGAGGCTTGCCGACGGCGCAAAGCCGTTGATGCCTCGCCAAGAGATCACGCGCTGCACCCAGCGATCGGCCAAGGTGAAGGTATGGGTTCCTCCGGCCCAGGTGATTTCTCGCGCGCATTTGTCGTCAGTCATTTAGAACCTCGCTTACTGCATCGTCGATTGCCTGCTGCATGTCGCCGCGCATGGCTTCATAGGTGTTGAAAAAGAACGGCCGCGCTGGCTGGTGGCTGGTTCCAAACTCAAACCCCAGGCTGTAGTCATAGGGCTGTCCGCTGCCCTCGCGGACTTCCTTGCTCGTCATGTCACCGCCTGCCTCAACGAAATATTCGAGGTCATTGGCACCGGCCGCTACGGTGCAAGACGCTTCAAGGGCGCCGGTCTCCGGCGATTGCTCAAGCGCGCGCAGCGCCGCGCGCTGGGCGTCGGAAAGCCGGAATGCCTGCTCTCGCAGCACATCCGATAGGTGCTCGGTGATCTTGTCCGGCAGCGAATTGAGGTAGTCGTCTAGATCGTCAGCCATCGGTCACCAAGAAAGCAAGTCAGCGGCGTTAGGCAGGTCGTAGAGCGAACGGGAGCTATCGCCGGCAGCGGCGCGCGACACGCCCATCCAGGTCGCCGCGACCCCGTCGATGCGGTCCGTCGACTTGCTCTTATGAATGATCCGGTTGTCGTTCGCGTCCTTGTGGATGGCGACATTGGCGAAGTTCCAGCGTAAGACGGGATGGCCGCCGTGACGGAAGTTGCCGCTGATGATCGCGCGCTCCAGGACGTTCAGGGCCGGCGACTGAGTGATCCAGCCCTGTCGAATGGTCACAACCGGGTAGCCTTCGTCTACCAGCGGCGCCATGACGCCTTGGGCGAATGCCACGTCAAAGCCGATTTCCTGGATCTGGAAGCGCTCAGCAAGCGACCGGATGTAGTCTGCGACCGCCGTGTTATCGATCACGTTGCCGGGCGTGGCTGTAATGAAGCCGTCTTTGGCCCAAGAGGCATAGTTCACGCCGTCCAGGTCGCCGCGCTTGCGGATATCCGCCTCGGGGCAGAAGAAGTGCGGCAATACCGTGTAGGTGTCACCGTCCCGAAAGCACGCGACGACGGCCGAAAGGTCGGTGGTTTTGGACATATCGACGCAAACCCAGCACAGCGCCCCCTGCAAGGCCTTATAGTCGATCGGCGCGGCACCCTTGTCATATGTGGCCATGTCCACAAAGGGCGATGTCGAATGGTCGAGCCAGACGTTGAGCTTGTATTGCAACAGGCTGTCGCGCTCGGTCGGGCTGTCTTTGGCGCGCGCGATGTGGCGTTGGTAACCCTTTAGGGACGGATAGCCATAGGCGCTGCCGGGGTTCACCCGGCGCCACGCGTCCTCGCTCGCGTAGTCAACATCGGCCGGGGACTCGAACAGAACCGGCAACCACGTCGGGTCAACTGTCTCGCCGCGCGCGATCTTGCGGGCGCGCTCAATCACCTCATGGGCGATGTTGTCCTGCCCGCGACCGGCTGTCGTGGCGACCACAAGCAAGCTGTTGTCGATCTTGTCCAGGCCGTTGGTGAGAACCTTCCAAAGGTCGGCCCCGCGCCAGATATGGAGTTCGTCGGCCAGAACGAAAGCCGGCGTTCGGCCTTCCTTGCTCGGTGCGTCAGCCGAGATCACTTCCAACTCGGTGCCATCGCCGGGATAGGTGATCTTCTTGGCGCTGTTGAAGGCGTCATAAACCTTCGTCTTGGGGACGAGATACTTGGGGTCCGCCTGGACGATGCCGCGCGCTTCCTTGAATGCGATGCCCGCTTGGCTGCGATCGCTCGCGGCAAAGATCACTTCGCCGCCAGAGACACGTTCGGGACCGATGGTGTGGAGCAGAGCCAGCGCGGCGGACAAACTTGTTTTGCGGTTGCCACGCGGGACCAGGATTACAACCGTCGATACGATCCGGTTACCGCTGCCGTCGCGCGGCCCATAAATAGCGCGAACAATCCGTTCCTGCCACGGATCAAGCTGGAATTGCTTGCGGTGCAGCGTGGATTTGGGATGCTTCAGGCGCCGAAGGAATTCGACCGCGCGCTCGCCATAGCCGAATGGGTCAGGAATAGGCGTGTCGGCGTAAATCCAATCCGGATAGGTATCTTTAGAGGGCGAGCGGGTTGTCATCGTCGCCTTCGTTGTCATTGTCGCGCGCAGCCGGCCGCGAGCGCGAAACCGGCGTCAAACCCAGCTCAGCGGCAAGCTGACGGGCCGTTACCATGGCCTTATCCTGCATTCGGCAGAGCTTAGGATCGATACCGGCGCGCAAAAGCAATTCAATGTCGCGGATGCGGCCGATCGCGATGCAGTAGCTTTCCAGGCAGCCAAGATCGGCGGGCGTAAGGATGCGACGCTTGACCAGTTCGGGCATGACCCGGCGCCATTCTGCCTTGGCGTGCTTGCTCAACCAGGAAGGTGGCTTGATCTCGGTGACTGCGTTGGCGTCAGCGGCAAGCTGTGGTTTTCGCCCCTTCATGTCGCAACCCTCTCGACAATCGAGGGAGAAGTTTGCAACCTTTCGCCATGAAACCGAGTCTCCCAGGTCTCCAGACTATCTCCGCGCTCATGCTTAGTGCTGTTTTGGCCGCATGGCTGGGCTTGTGGGGACCGATCGACCTTTCCAGGCTTGAGAAATGGCAGACGTTGATGACGGGCTTTGTAGCGATCATTGCGGCTGGCATTGCGTATCGCGGTGCGACCGCGAAAGTTCGTTTCGATCAGGAAGTTCTTGCTGCTGAATCCATGCGACGAAAGCTTGCTCTTTACCTGAAGGTCGAGATCGCATTGACACACTTGGCCGAAAGAGCGTGGTGGGCAAGTGCTCGGTTCGGGCATAGTCAATCCGTCCAACACTACACGCGACGTGATTTTGCGCTCGATGAACCTCCAGAGTTGGAGGAGGCCTGGGCATCCCTCGACTATTTCCCACGACCTTTGATCGCCGAGATTCGCAACGTCAGAAAATGCCTCCGCGAGTTCGCCGCCATCAAAGCTGACTTTGGAGAAGGAACAATCAGCTGGGACCCATTGGCTGCTCAGCCCTGGGTCGTTCACGAGGGACACAGGCTGGCCCAAGGCGTGTGCGCCGCGGCCTTTGTGGTGGTGCAGGGACTGAAGCCACTTATCGACCAACTGGCACCCCAAATGGACCAGGACGAAAAAATGACAAAGGTTTTTGGAAAACCGGAAGACATTCCGTTCTGATGACGTTCTTAGCTTCATAGCCCAACCCGCTCGCAGGCCACGTCCATCCCGACGCGGCGGCCAATCTCGCCTATGCCGGTGATCTCGTATTCTTGGCCCTCAAATAGCAGCCGGTCATTGAGGCTGAGGCTGGCGAAGTAATACATGCGGAAGGTCCGCGTTGCGTCGGTGGTGTGACCCCGTTCGCCTTCCCGGTCGTCGGTGGCATTCTTGAGCAGCTGCGCCCGCATGGTGGCGAACGTGGTCCAGGTCTCTACGAGCGTGCCGTAGAGGTCCAGGCCGGTGGTTCGGCGCTGGATTTCAATGACGCGATCGAGGTTACCGGCGCGCATGTCAGTTTGCCTTCACGATCGCCGCGACGGTGACCGCGCCATGGCTGTAGGAGCCGTGCGGGTCGCGCAAATAGCGGGTCTGGGTGGCCTGCATGTCGTGCACGGTGAAGCCGTCGATTTGCAGCACGCCATCAGCCTGGGCGTCGATCCGCAACGCCGCGATGATGGCCGAAACGGCTTCCTTGCATTGGATCAAGCCCGGCTCTTGGAACCAGACGTGCAGCGTGGCATGTGTCGTCGCATCCCAGCGCCGAAAGATGGTCTGGCCTTCGCCGATGTAGACGGCTGGCATGATCTCCGGACGTCCATTGGCGTCCAAAACGTGGTCAGCCTGGACCAGGGCCATCAGCTCCGGGCTCGCCATCAAGCGCGTTCGGATGGCCTTCTGAAGGGCCAATGAGGGGTCAGAATGGGCCATTTCAGAAGGCAAACGCGCGGTAAGGGGCCAGCAAATCGAGGAAGCCGAACGGCAATTCGGTGGCAGTGACGCCAACCAAGCTCGCCTCCCGGTTCTGATAAAGGTGCGCGGTCAATTGCAGCACGGCTTCGTTCACCGGCGCCGGGGTGCTGTCGGTATCGGGATTTGAGGCCGTATAGGCGCCAACCCAGGCCTTCGCTGCCGCGAGCTTGTCGGTAAGCAGCGCGTCGTCGGCGTCCAGCGTGACGTTCAAGTGAGCTTTGGCTTGGTCGAGAGTGATAGCAGGCACGGTCGAAAAAACTCCAATTAGACGCTCTCTTGCGCGACCCGGGAGCACCGGTCGCGGACGATTTCTTGAGAGTTTTGACCCACCCCCGGGGTGTGCGAGGCAATGATGTTGCGGTTCGCTTCGTCGCGCTGTGCAGCAAGGTGCTGGTCGAGGCCATGGCGAAGCTCTGCCATCTGCTCTTCCATCTGGCGAACAAAAGAACGGACCGACCGCGTCATCTGCCGATGCGCTGCGTGCATATCGCGCTGCCAGTCGCGAAGGGCGGGCAAGGCATGAACCTTCGACGGTGCAAGTATCGGCTTGGGCTTTCGGCCTTGCTTGCCAACTGGTGTCGTCAAGGCCTCTTCCACCGACCAACCTAAGTTCAGCCGCTTGGCGAGTGTGTCTGAACTGATACCGGTGCGCTGAGCCCAAACAAAAAGGGGGCGAGCTTCACCATTGAATTCGATCAGGCGCATAGGACTACTTGGACCTTTCGAGGGACTGCTTGGTGCTGTTGTGGTGATGGGTGCAGAGCGGCTGCCAGTTGCCCTTGTCCCAGAACAAGGCACGGTCGCCACGGTGAGGCTTGACGTGATCGACCACGACGGCAGGCTTGCCGCACATGGCGCAATCGGGATGCTTATCCAGGAAGGCGCGCCGCGCCTTTGACCAGTTGCTGTCATAGCCGCGATCGTTGGCATTGGGCCGAAGGCGGTCGGTCTCGGCCTTGCGCCTGATCTGGCATTCACAGAGATCGGTTGCCGCGATGATCTTGCCGCAGCGACACACGCGGCGCGGTTTCCAGGCCATTAGCGCGGCCTCACATGGTTGGTCATGTCGCCGATTGCGTTGAGGTCGGCCTTGATGTTCGCGAGCGAGCCGTCCGCTACGTCTGCGGCCTGATCGTCTTTCCCGCCGCCGAAGATCGCCTTGAGCATTGCCATGCGGCCTTGCTGCGCATTGAGGATTTCGGAGATCGTCGCATTCCAAACGTTATCGGGTGTCCAGCCCAGCCAACCGGTGCCGATCTGGAACAGTTGGGCAAACCAATCCTCGAATGGGATGGGCTTACCGCTCGCCGGCTTGCTGGCGTTATCGGTGTCGGCGCCGCACAAGATCACGACAAATTCCTGGAGCTGATCGAACGCGCTCCAAAGGTCGGTGACGACCGTGCTATCCGTCGCAAGAGCGTAGGACGCCCAAGCTTTCTGATCGGTGATGGTCGCGTTGATGAGATCGAGGGCGGCAGTCAGGCTGCCTTCCGCGAGATAGCGCGAAAGGTTCTGGAAGCCGGCGTATTTCTCATTCAAGACGAATGCGGCCCGCAGCGACGGCTTCAGGTCAAACGACCTGCTGCCGAGCTGGAGGGCAAAAGTATTCGCTGCGAGCCGCATGTTCTTAACCTCTTAGGTCGCCGAGACCTTGAGCTTCACGAAGCGATCGGGATGGGTCACGTCAGCGCCGACGCGCTTGCGCGCATGGAAACGGACTTGGCCCTTGGTCGCCAGCGTGTAGGGATCGCGAAGGATCGAGATGCCGACGCGATCGACGATGCGGTAACCCTTCAGGTCGCCGAACATGACCGGGAACGCGTTCGCAGCGATGTCGGGCATATCGACCGCTTCAACGATCGGACGACCGAGCAACGTGGTCGGTGCGCCATCCGAGATCGGGTCCAGGACCAGATAGCGGCCCATGCCATCCTTCCAGAGGCGGATAGCACCGAGCGTGTTGCGGTTCATGAGCCACACGCCATTCTGGGCATGCGCGCCCGGCAGCTTGTGGAACATGCTGATGAGCACGTCGGCCGGCGTCGAGGCCGGGAAGTTGGTCGCGTTGCCGGTAACGACGGTGGTGATGCCGGTCGCGTTCAGAAGGCCCATGGGCTGATTGGTGCCGGTGCCTCGAACGAAGTGGGTGCCCTCGCCAATGCCGAAAGCCTCGCCAAACTCGCTGTGAAGCTCACCTTCCAGGCCGTAGGCGTTGTCTTCCAGGAGCCAGTTCGAGATGTCCGTGTAGGTCGCATACTCATACGGGGTGATGCCGATCTGCTCATAGGACGGCTCGCTCTCGGTGCGGTCCTCGGTTTCGCCGACGATCACGGCGGCGGGGCTGCCGGTGCGCCGGGGATACTTGACCTGCGATGCTCCAATGGTCTTGACGTTCGCATACTGGCGGATCGGCGAGAACTGGCGCAGAAGCTTCAGGATCTCATTGCCGAATTCCGGCGGCGCAATCGCCTGGTTGTTGCTGACGACGAGCGATTTCTTTTCGAGGTCGTCCATCTTGTCGGCGCCGCCACGGAGGAACGAATCAAACGCCTTGGTTTCGATCTTGGGTTCGTTGTCGTTGGCGGCCTTGCTGCCGGGTCGGTTGACCTTGGCCTCGATGCGGTCCAGGCGCTCAGTGAGCTTGGTATTGTCGTTGGCCGCCTTCATTTCGAGGGTGGTCCTCAGCTCCGCAAGCTGCTTCGCAACTTCCGCCGTCGGATCATCGGCGTCGCCGGCGTCCTTGAATTCCAGGGCATTCGAAGTCTTCATTGGGTCGTCTAGCTCCTATTAGGATTTCAGCGTTGCCGTGAAACGCTTGATGAGGTCGGCCACGGCACGCGCCGCGTCGTCGGATTTCGCGCCGGTGAGACGAGCACGAGGATGAGCGGGATCGCGGACCAAGCTGATCTCAGCGAGGTCGAGCGCGTCGATGATGCGACCACGAGCCTGCTTGCGGGACGCCTTGGTCCGGAAGCCAATCGAGAGGCCGGTGACGAGACCAGTCTTGAGCATCGCGCGAATTGAACGGGCGCGCGGCTGATCGAGGTGAAGCTGGCCCTTAACGGTCAGGCCGTCGTCGGTCTCTTTCACTTCATTCCAGGTTCCGACCAGGTCATCAGGCCGGTGCTGATACAGAATCGGCAGATCAGGAAGGATCGAGCCGAAAGCGCCCTTAGTGATCAGGTCGCCATAGCTGTCAGGACCGGCATTGAACGGCCACGCGATGCCGGTGATCTCACCTTCATCGCTAACGCTCAGCGTCGCTTTGACTTCCAGGCGGTCCATTTACGAGCGGACCCAGTTGCTGACTTTGGTCAGATTGCCGTTCGTCCAGGTGTTGGTCTGCGTCCAAGTGTTGACGCCATCGGTGAACCAGACCGTCGCGAGCGTGCCGTCGGCGTTGTATGTGAGGTTCTGCGTGTAGTTGCCGGGGCTGATGGCTGCCCCCGTGTTGTCCAATCGCTGGCCCGCAGTGCGGGTCGGGAGCGGATTCGCGTCACTGATGGGCGTGCCGATGGCAAAGCTCACTTGTCATTTCCTTTCGATGGATTTCCGAACAACGTCCGCTCAAGGATCTTCGCGGCGAGTTCATACGTTTCGATTAGGGGGCGGCCGTTGACGTAGGCCACGATCAATTCGTGCGCGCGCTTGGGCGTCTCGCCGCCGCCGATCAGGGCGCAGCGAATTGTTTCGATGACGTCGGCCTGGGCGAAGTTGCGAGAGAACAGTCGATTGGCGATCATGCCGACGCCAGAGCCGCACTTGGTCTCAAGTTCGTGGATCATTTCGGGCGTGAGCTTGAACGAGTGCTCGCCATCACCGAAAAAGGCTGTGTATGGGGTCATGGTCATTGACCGAACGCCGTTTCAATCGAGCCGGCGTTGTCGGCATAGACGTTGATATCCTCCACGTCGGACCAGACTTCGATGGGTGTGGTGCCAACCAGGCACTCGCCATAGATCAGCGGGATTGCGTTACCTTGCTGGCCCGAATTGCCGATGTTGCCACCGTTGACGCTGAGGCCATTGGAGGCCTGTGTTTCTTGACCGGCTGGCTTCGTAAGCAGCGTTGAAACGCCAGAGAGCGCGAGGCCAAGGCCGATAGCAGCAACGGTGCCGTAGGTGGTGCCGGAAAGAATGCCGGACGCTGCGAGCGGCGTAGCGAGCATGCCGCCGGACAGGAAGATCGCGCCGCCGACCAAGGCAGCACCGAGCACGACTTTCGTCGTGCCCTTGGCTGTCTTGCTCATGGCCGCGCCCTTGACGACCGGGATGATGTGCAGGTCGGCCCCGCCCAGGTTGAACTGGTTGACGAGATCCAGGTCGAGCTGCATGCCGGAGCGCTTATCGCCCCGCACGATCTTGTAGTAGCCCTCTTGAAGAGCCTTCACGAAACGACCAGGGAATGCACAGTTGAGCGCGCGTAGAGCTTCGCCGGCCGTCGCCACGTCAAAGCGATGCGACTTGCCGAAGTCTTTGCCGAGCTTGCCGTGGAGGTGGATGTTGCGCAGCATCAGGCGGCTTCCTTCTGATTGTCGTTGCCGGCATTCAAGGCGCCGCCGGCATGTGCAGATGACGTGTTGAAATTTTCGAATACGTCGCCGCCCTCATAGGCCGGCAGACCGAAGCCGATCTGGCGCGCTTCATTCGGGTTGAGGATGCGCGCTGAGACCGTCGCGCTGAGGGCCTGGGCACGCGCGAGCAAGTCGGCGCGGGCGAAGCCGTCAATATTGAATTCGATGGCATACTGGTCGCGCTCTTCCGGCGTCAGAAGCTTCAACTCAAGCTCCTGCTCAAAAGACTTCAGCCTGGGCAACAGCGCTTGCGAGAGGAATTCTTGGCCGATCGATTCAATCGAGCGAGGTTGAGCGCGATCGACCTGCATCAGCATGTGGAGCGGCACGCGGAATAGCCGCGCAATCTCCGCGACGGCATAGGTTCGCATTTCGAGGAATTGGGAATCGACGCTGTTGAAGGTCAGCGGCTGCCAAGCCGCGTCGGTCGGCAAAACCGCAGTCCCGCCGGACTTATCGCCGCCCTGGGATGCCTGCCAAGCAGCCTTCGCGTTCGTAAGGGTCGCTTCCGTTACCGTGCCCTTGAGGCTCAGCACACCGGACGGGCGCGCCGCGTTGCCGAATAGGCGCGAGGCGTGACGCTCAAGGACCAGGGCGAGCGCGATTGCGTTGCGACCTTCGCCGACGAGGCCCTTGCGCGCGTCGTAAGCCGGCGTCGGGACATGGATCAGGTCCAAGCCGCCGATCTCTCGACCGTTGAGCTTGTAGGTCGGTTCAACGTCGCTGGTATCGACGGCCACAGATTGGGTTTGCGGATCGAGCCGGATCAGTTCGGCAGGCTTGCCACCGTCAACGCGATTGATAAGCGCAAAGCCGCCGTGCGGCTGTAGCAGCGCGTCGGCCATAAGCTGGGTGCGGAACAGCGCGGCCGGTATGAAGCTATTCGGCGCGTCATGCAGGAGCTTATAGAGCGGGTGCTCGGTGGCCTTCTCTTTGCCGCCGTCCGGAAGCTTCTTGTAAATGTGAAGGGGGAGCGAGCCGGCCGCCTCAGAGATCGAGCGGACGGCGCACGCGACTGGCGCGCACGTCATAGCGCTATGGGGCGTGACGGTTACGCCGGCCAGCGTCGGAGCTGCACCGAACAAATCGAAGTAGAAGCCGCTGCCGTCAGCGAGGCTGGGCGCGGCTTTGGTCTCGATACCGAGAAGGGATTTGAAGCGGGACGCGATGGACAA